TTGGGATTATGAGCAAAATCTTTTTGGTGAGTGCGGTTGGGATTCCTTCATGCTGCATTACACAGGATTTATCCAGATCCCTGAACATCAAACGATTGAGTTCTTTATTGCATCGGATGATGGTGGCACAATCAAGATTGGTTTAGAGGAGTTTGGTGTTTGGCAGGATCAAGGTTGCAGTGCAACTATGTCTGGCGAACTGCAACTTGAGGCTGGCACACAGGAACTTGATGCGTGGTTTTATGAGAACGGCGGTGGGACTTGTTTCATGCTTGCATGGAACATTGATGACACGGGTTGGGAGATTGTCCAACCAGAGTTCTTTACTTCTGAACCGTTAGTTCCTGCGACAACTTCCGTACTTGAAACGACAACAACAACTTCAACATCAACGACTACTTCAACAACTTCCACGACAACAGCAGAACCAAGTACCACGACAACGGGGATGCCAGCAAGCACCACCACAACATCTATTTACCTGCCAACCACAACGGCAGCACCACAAACAACAACAACATTGCCCCAAACAACCTCATCTGTTATTCCTCAACCCGATCCTCTACCAGTTCCAATAGTCGTGGCAACCACTTCAGCACCAACCACAACAACCACCCTAGAACCCCTAACAGAAACAACGCTGACCACATTCCCACAGACTACAAGCAGCACTACCCCTGCCACGACAATCGCCTCATTCCCCTCTGTGAGCGTTTCTAACGCACCCGAAACCACAACCACTACCTACACACCCCCTGAAACAGGAGAGCCTTTGACGCAAGCGCAGTTTGTGGAAGCCCTAACAGCCCTCTCAGAAGCCAGCCCGGAACAAGTCACAGAAATAGTGGACACAATTCTTGCTAGTGAGGTCACATCACAGCAGGCTGAACAGTTGGTGGCAGCCGTAGAAGTGCTATCTGCAATCACAGGTGAACAGGCTCAAGAGTTGTTCCAAGCGATTGAACCAGCGCAACTATCTGAATCAATGGCTGCTGTGATTGCTGACGCAATGAATGATCCTGCTGTACCTGATGAGGTGAAAGAGGCGTTTGAGGACACGCTAAATATTTTCGGCAATGACGGTTTCAGCACATATGTTCCACTTGATTCAACAGTGAATGTTGCTGTAAGGCGCACAATTATTGCAGGCACTACAATTCTTGTTGCTCTACCATCACCTGCACCTGCGAGGCGTACATGAAAAAATTGCATGAATATTTGATTGAGAATGCATGGGTCTGGGCAGGCACTGGTCTAGTGTTGCTGACTTTGTCGGGAACAACTTTGCGTCAAGCCTTATGGATTACCTGTTTGACGGTACTAGTACACTTCATGGCAACAATGTTGAAGAAAGGCGATCCGGAATGAAAAAGGCTCAAGATGTCGCAGGCAGAATTATTGCGTTATTTCTTACTAATGCGTTGGGTGTGATCACAGGTGCATCTGTTATCGCACCTGAGTTGGAGATTTGGAAGGCTGCAGCATTGGCTGGTGCTGTTTCGGTGTTCAAGGTTGTTGAATCGTTGGCACGGGCTTCTGTTGATGGGAAACTGACTGCTGATGAAATTGATGCAGCGTTTGGTGCAACACCAAAAAAGATCGCTGCTAAGAAGGCTGCTAAATGAAACGCCCGTACACAGGCAACAAAGATGGTGCTGCAGCAGGTGAACATCCACAACTAACAGCGTTGATGCGTGAACTGTTCAAGGCTTACAGTCCTGCGCTTTGGCTGAATGGTTCTTGGGGCGTAAGAAACATGAGGGGGAAAGAATCGTTGAGTGTCCACGCAACGGGTCGGGCTGCTGACATCTCATGGCGCAACATGGGTGATGGCAAGCGTGGTGTTGCGCAAGGTGGGCGCAAGTATGCAATGGAAGCAATGGAGTATTTGATTAAGCACGCTGACGCTTTAGGTGTAGAAATGATAATTGATTATTTCCCTCCTCCACACGGAAGGGCAGCCAAGTGCGATAGAGATATGGCATGGCAGAAATATACGAAAGCAACAGTTTCCGGAGCACCTTCAGGGGACTGGTTTCACCTAGAGGTTGATGGCAAGAAGTCATCTGAGCAGATCAAGGCTGTGTTCGTGGCGAACCCACCAGCGAAGGTCATTGTTGGTGCATAAATGGATGCTGGTGCTGCTGCCATAGTTGTTGCCTGTATTACAACGCTTGGTGGCATTGTTGTTGGTTTCATGCAATCATTTAAGAAGGAGAGCAAGGAAGCCAGACGGGAGAACCGTGAGGATCATGCAGTTGTGCAGATGCAACTCAAGATGATCTATAAGGGTTTGAACAAAGTTGATAACAAGTTAGAACAACACATTCAAGATCACAGAGAAGGTGACTATGGGAAAACTGCTGAAGCAGATAGAGGCAACGCCAGTTAATGCTGGTGGCAAACAATCATCAGTTGATTTGGCGATTCAGTCAATGCAAGGGGAGGACAGGGAAGATTTGGTGTGCGCTTTGCGCAATATCACAATCTCATCAACCGTCATTTCAGAGGTGCTGCAGAACAACGGCTGCAAGGTCACACGGCACGCAATCCAGCGTTGGCGAAACAGAGAAGGAATCTGATGAGTTTGGGTGATCAGATCAACAAGGCTGCTATACAGGCAGAACCAGATACAGATGGCAAAGCGTGGGCGCAAATAGGTTTAGATGGTGGGGAACTATCCACAGGTGCAATGCCAACAGAACTAACAGGTGACTGGGATTCTGTGCTGCGTTCTTTTGGTCTTGATCCGAATGTGTTTGAGGTCGCAGATGACACGGTACGAATGTCTAAGTGGCAGTCATCAAAGCGTTTGGAGAATGGTGATCGTGACCTGATTTGGCTGTACTCATACAAGGCACGGTTCAGGCGCAAATCTGTGACAGTGCTGCCTGAGAGTGAGATTGATGAGATCAGAAAGTATGTTTCCAAATGGAAGCCAACACCTAAAGTTGTGTCATCATCCGGAGACATCCCTTCCACCCTTGTTGTGTGTTGGGCTGATCAGCAAATTGGGAAGTCTGCTGGTGGCGGTGTTGATGCAACAGTTCAGCGCATCTTGGACAGTTTTGATGCGACAGTTAATCGGGTGAAAGAGTTGCGCAAATGTGGGCGCAACATTGAGCGCATAGCAATCGTGAACATGGGTGATCCTGTTGAGGGGTGTGATGGGAACTATTCCAGCCAGTTGTTCACAGTTGAACTGACTCAACGACAGCAGTTGCTGTTGGCTCTTGATCTTTGGGCGCAAGGTGTTCGCCGTTTAAGTTCTCTTGCTGAACAGTCAGAGTTCATTTCGGTTTTGTGTAATCACGGTGAATGGATGCGCAGAGGTGGCAAGAGTGTCACCACAGATTCAGACAACGCAGGAGGTTTCCTCACGGATGCTTTGCAACGCATACTGTCTGACCGCCCAGAAGTGGCAAACATGAAATGGGTCATCCCTCATGATGAGATGGTGACAACATCAGTTCTGTCGGGTGTGAAGGTTGCGTTCACTCATGGACACAAAATTGCTGGCAAGGAAGTTGAATGGTTGCGTGGGCAATCTATTCGTGTGCTGCGTGAGGAAGGGCGTGAGCCTGACATTTGGGTTACGGCACACAAACACCACTTGCAGGTGCAAGATTTTGGTGCTTGGTATCGTTTCCAATGTCCATCAAATGATGGTGGTTCAAAGTGGTACACGGATATGACAGGCAACTGGAGTACGGCTGGAACACTTACTTTTCTGGTAGGCAAACATGACCCAAAGGGTTGGTCTGATATGGCGGTGTTGTGATGGCAACTTTTGCGGAAATCGTTTGGCATGATGCTCACGCAGATACGACTACATGGATGGAGAAAGATGAGATCAATGAGCAGCCGTGTGTGGTGGTGTCTTGTGGGATTTTGCTTCCGGATGCGAAACCGAATCATGTGGTTCTTGTTCAGTCGTTGAACAGTTATGAGCAGGTGGATTGTGTGTTGAGTATCCCTGTTGCAATGGTGCAATCAATGCGTGTGTTGGGCAGTGGACTGGATGCGTCTGAACATCTAGGGTGATTTCGTTGCGCAATGTTCTCCTTCTCCGTTGCGCAACAAATTGGTTGAGTGACCCTGTCTCCTAGTACGAGATGGGGTCACTCCCAAAAAGTGCCAAAAAAAGTTTTGAGATTTTTTTTTGAGCCAATAACTGTGCGGTCTGTTTTTCTGTTTTGACCACTTTTTGATTTTGTGTGATTTGTAATTTGCTAAAATGTGTGTATCAGTTACAAAACTGATTGGTTGGAGAGAGGGGAAGGGGGTGAGAAAATGTTTGAAATAAATCAGAAGGTGTCTTGGTTTGCTGAGTGCAAAGAGATGACTGGTCGTGTGGTTGATGTTGAGAACTACAACGGTGAGTTGTTCTATTGGCTGTGTGAAGAAGGTAGCCATCCCCGGAATGGGATGTATGCCCGATATGCAGAGTCCATTCAGGCAGTTTGATTGCAGGTGGGGTGGCTGGCAAACAGCCATCCCACACAGCAAAGCCTGATCCAGTACGGGTTTCAATAACTTGCATCAGGGCAGGCTGGCAGGGCATACTTGATATACGGGGCATCCAGCCCCACGCTCAAGAGGAGGGCATCATGCAAGTAGTAACAGAAACATTTTGGTCAGATATAAACGGGCGCATTGTCTGTGAAAAGCATTTGGGTTGTGAAGCAACCAGCAGACTTGAAAAGCGCAAGTCAGCAAAGACCATCACAACATCAATGACCAAATGGTTCAAGATGACAGAAGAAGAAACAACAGAGTTCGCTGATCTTGTTGGTGCTGATCACAGCATTTGCGAATCATGCCGTTCATGGGGGAAGTAATGCGGAAGCAACTGAAGCAGTACAAAGTCATGGTTTGGGTCAATGTTCAGACATATGACGAGCGTGATGGTTTTGGTGATTTCCAGAATCTTCAATTGCGCCAATATTCCATTGTTGATGGTTATTCAGAGGAAGATGTGCGTGCGCATTGGGGCAACAGACTTGTTGCTAATGGTCGTGAATATGTACTTCAGAAGGTGAAGTGATGCGAAAGGGAAATGAGCAGCGTTGGGTGTGTGGTCAGTGTGGAAATCGGATCACAACATTTGTGAAGGTCAGTGAACCTCCAGTGTGCAGCAAACATTTGAAGCCTGTGCGTATGGCTGAGGCGTACACAATCAAATGGGGTAAACAAAAGTGAAACCAACTTTTGGAAGTTTGTTTTCAGGGGCAGGTGGTTTTGATCTTGGAATGGAACAAGCCGGATGGGAGTGCAAGTTCCAAGTTGAATGGGACAAACATTGTCGCAGCGTTTTAGATCATCATTGGTCTGATGTTGAGAAGTGGAGTGATATTCGCAATGTGAATGGAAGATTTGTTCCACCCGTTGATTGCATTGTGTTTGGAAGCCCATGCCAAGATTTGTCACACAGCAAGAAAGGTCGTGCTGGCCTAGAAGGCGAACGGTCTGGATTATTTTTTGAAGCCATACGAATTATCAAGGAGATGAAAGATGCAACAGGGGGAACTTTTCCCAAATATTCAATTTGGGAGAATGTCGCAGGAGCATTGTCCTCAAACAACGGACATGACTTCAAAACAGTCATCAATGAAATGGTTGAAGCAGGGGCGAATCTCCAAGAATACGCTGTGCTGGATGCGAAATACTTTGGAGTTCCCCAACAGCGAAGGAGGGTCTATCTCGCATCTGTCTTCAGTTCTGCAGCAGCCTCAAACTGTCCGGAACCATTACTACCTGTCAGAGAAGTCATGTCTGGGGATTTTGCGAAGGGCAGAAGAAAACAAAAAGATTCTTCCAGCCCGATTGAGGAGAGCGTTGGAGCAGGTGTTAGCACGATCTCAACAAACATGACCCGTGTTCTTGGTTCAAGCATTGTTGGAACTTTGACAGCATCTGATTTCAAAGGTCCGGGCAATCAATATGTGATGGAGAACAAATGTGTGGTTGAACCATTTGATCCAACGGATAGCAACTCTGAAGATGTGTTGAGGGTTCGCAGACTCACTCCGCTAGAACATGAGCGTTTGCAAGGATTCCCTGATGATCACACCCGTTGGGGCTGTCAAGGCTTGGAGATCTCTGATGGCCAGCGTTACAAAATGATTGGCAATGCAGTTGCCGTTCCAGTCGTGAAATGGGTTGGTGAGCAGTTGATGAATGTTCATAGGGCTACTTACCCTGTAACACCCATTGGATAGAACTAGATCAAACAACAAACAGAGGAGAAGGAAATGCAAGTAATACCAAAAGCAAAGCACGGCAGCAAAGAATGGCTGTTGGCACGGTGGAAAGATGAGCAAGGGCGTTGTGTCTTTGGGGCATCAGACATTCCAGCGTTGATGGGTGCAAGCCCATACAAGACCAGAGGAGAACTGTTCGCTGACAAAGTGAATGAGCCAGTTGAGCAAGAGGAAACAGCCGTGTTTAGGCGTGGCAACTTGTTGGAGAAACCGTTGCTTGAGGAAGCGTCACGGGTTCTTGGAATCAATATCTTCACCCCGGAAGTGATTTATCGGGATGGGCGTTTGTCAATCAGCCTTGATGGTGTAGATCACGAAGAGAATCCAACGGTTGTTATTGAAGCAAAAACTTCAACCCGTTACAGCGTTTATACAAGTGATGATCTTCCAGAAGAATGGTTGTGGCAGGGTTGGGCGCAGATGGCTGTGCTTCAAGTTCCTGTGTGGTTCGTTGTGTTGGATCGTGATCAACGCATTTCGGTTGTGCAGTTACCTGACAATCCGGAAGCGATTGAGGCAATCAGGCTTGAAACATCTGTGTTCGGTGGTTGGGTTGATGGTGATCCAATGGATGAGGACATTAACAACTTTAGTGCGAATGATATTGCACGCATTTGGAAGGCAGAACCAACCAGCGTTGAGTTACCTGCAGATGCTGTGGATTGGGCTTTGCAGTTAGAAGAAGCCCGTGCAATGGCAAAGCAGGCTGCTGATTTGGAATCCAAAGCAAAAGATGCGCTTGCACAAATGTTGTTGGGTAATGAAATCGGCACTGTTGATGGTGTGCAGTTGGTGACTTGGAAACAGCAAGCAGGCAAAGCGTCATTGGATACGAAGCAATTGCGTGCAGATCACCCGGAGTTAGTAAGTCAATATGAGAAACAAGGCGCACCATTTCGTGTGATGCGTGTAACGAAAGGAAAAGGAAAATGAGTGAGGAAATAAACACGGTGCTGCTGCGTGCAGTACTTGATCAGTATGCGACACCTGATCCAAAGATTGTTGGGACTATCCCACGCAACGGAATCAATTTGGCGTATGTCAGTCACGCTGATATCACCAAGATTCTGATTGAAATTGATCCTTTGTGGTCATGG